TAGCTATGATTATAGATTGGGTTATCATATACTGTCTATTTTAGTTTTTAGTTGATTTAACTCTTCCTGCCCTATTTTTTCTACAACCTTTCCCGTGTTATCAACCCAGTTCTCTTTGAGCCCATCCTCTGTAAAGATGTGGGTTTTCTCTTTTGCGAACTCACTAACAAACTGCTCTAAATCGCCATAAAACGATTCCATATTGGCTTTATATAAAGCCTTTGTATACTCTTCTAATTTACCTGCTTTTGTTATTTCATGCTCCATATCAACAACACAATTGAAACACATTTTATATGTGTTCCATGCCCACTGATGGACTTGACTTCTCATGTTGGTTGTGCACTTTGGACAGGCAAGTGGTGTAATAACTTCTTTGCGGAAAGACTCCATCTTAGATATAGTCTTCTTTACACCATTTTTAATAGTCCAAGTCTTGCCTGACTCTTCCCAGACATCTCCCTCTTTGTATTCAACAAAAGACTTTTTTTCTGACGTAACGTGATAACTCATCGAGCTTGGTATTTGTATTTATCGAGTATATATTGAACGTGTTTATCAAACTTACGCATAGCTCTGCGTAACTCTAATCTAACACCTTCGTTAATTTTATCTGCTTCTGAGCGGTCGGATACTCCTCTAAAGAATTCCTTACCACCCGTACTACTAATGCTAATGCTGAATGTAGCTTCTGGTGATCCAGTTTCTCCAACTTCATTAAATCCTTTGTCGTAGTGCAAAGTCACGTTTGTTGCTGGTGAAGTTGCTATTGCTTCCTTTTTTTCTTCTAAAGGAATTAACTTTTTTAATTTCATAGTTTAAAATCTTAAATATCCTAAAATTTGATTGATAGGCGCAAACGCTCCAGTTAGCTTATACAACTTACCTTTATATTTAAATACTAACCCTTCTGTCGGAACGATGGCATTGAAGCCACCAATATCTTTTAATCTCGTAAGTTCGCGCTTTAAAAACTTTATAGCTGCGTCTGAGTCTTCTATGCTTTCTGTATCGGCAGCTTTTTGTATTCCTCTAATTGCTGCTGATACATCTTGTTTGATTTTACGCTTAGCTTCATCGGGGTTCACTGCAGTCAAGTTTTCTATATTTTGCAATACTCGTACTCCTAATTTCAGGAATAGAAGCTCAATTGGCTTTAGTGCTATCTTCTTTGTTGCTTCTACTTCAGTTTTATCAAATTGATCAACCCATGCACGAAACTTATCATCAGCTATTCCACCTTTTATTTCACCTATTTTTACAGACTTGTCCGTAAATGCCCAACGGCTAACTAGGAGCTCCAAAATTCGCTTTGGTAGCTTGACTTGCATATCCTTAGCTTTACTTTTAATAAAATCAGTCCACCAACGCTTAACGTACTCGCTAACGGATTGTGAATCACTCAGGTTGTACTTAGAGCGCACCTTGTCTACATCAGCTGTAAATTGCTTTAATTGGTTTGGCAGATCCAAATCGGCTTTTAGCTTTGCTGGATCTGTTGTTCTGATCATAAACGTTTTTTGCTGGTTTGCTTTAATTGTATCTAAGGACTTTTGTAGTTGATATATCCCAGCTACATCCTCTTCTTGGACATTGCCTTGAATATCATATTGCTTGAAGTGGTGTAGTCTAAGTTGTGCAGCTCCGTAAGGAATTACGTTTGATGTTTCAGGAAAAAGAATTTCTAAGCTAATGAACCTTTCGCCATTTTTGAAAAAGTCTGCTTTCTCTTGGGGAGAGAGTTTATTAATTGCAATTTCCAAATCTCTCATAGTTTCAACGAAAGCTGTTTGGATTGGTCCACGACCTTCAAACTGCTTTGAGATTTGATCTATTGTTAAACTATTTTCACCGTAGTTTTTTACTTGGCCTTTATTCCTAGCAGCACGCATTACACCGTCCTTAAATGTAACCATTAGGTTTTGTCCATCTAACTTCTCTTGAGCGTACTCAAGCTTACCACCCAAAGCAAGCTCGATCATTGTTTTAATCTCTCCGAAGGTCAAGTCTATGTCTTCGTATGGATGCGCCAAGTGACCTGCTGCACCGCCTTCTGTTAGGTTTGCTAACCGTCTTACGACTCCGTCAAACTTACTATAATCAAATGAATCACCTTCGTCTGGTACGTAGGTTGAGTATTGCTTTGGTGTCAGCGATAGTGTTCGACCATTAATTTTTTTTGTAACGTATACTCTACTCTTTGGTTGAGCTGAATATAGGTCAGCTTGAAGTGGCATGTTACCGGATGGTTCTGGTTGTGACCAGTGTTCACTTACAGATTCCTTAGCGTTTTTTTTTAAGATGTCAAATATCTTATCGGTAATTGCTTTATCTGCTACGTTTGGATAGCTAGTTGCAAAAGCTTCCTTATCGTTATTTTTTAAGTCAGCTCTCAGTACACTTGCACTAATTCCTTTTCCGTTTTCACTTTTGCCAGGTGCATACTTAGCTGCCTTTTCTGATCTATTTTTGTATATAATAGGGCTTGTGTTTAATGGCAACTCTCTGACAAAAACACCCTCTCTTGCGTACTTTCCACCTTCACTATGTCCTTTCACAAAATCTTTTACCCTAGCATAGTCTTCTCCTTTGGAACTTGCTGCTAATGCATATGTTCCTGGCTTTGCTGTTTCAATAAACTTGTAGGCTGCTGCTAGTGGACTGTTGACTTCTGTTTGTTGTACTAGGATCTTTGGTTCGTTTTTAATAAGCTCACGCCATACTGCTATACTCTGCTCTCTTGTGATTCCTTCACGTTCACCAGGGCCTATTAGTATAATAACTTGCGATACTGTTGGCTCGGCTGCGTAGCGCTTTGCTAATTCAAAGTGACCACCATGAGGTGGTTTAAATCCTCCAGGGAATAACACAATTGTGCCTTCTTGAATTTCGTTTAATAACGATTCTACTAAGTAATTACTAAGACTGCTCATTGGTTATAAATAGTTTGCTTTTGTAATTGTAGTTTAAGAGTTGCTACTTCTTTTGCTAGTAAATCTACTGTTTGCTGCAGTTCTTTAACTGTTTGAGTGAATGATATTCTGGAATCGATTGTCATCATATCCTTCACCATTACAATACCATTTACAAATAGGGAGTATTCTCTGAAGGTTTTCTCTTCCAAGCTCTGTTTTCCAATATACACCTTTTCTACGTTACGATAAGGAATTAATTCTCTTTTTTCTATATCCTTTGTTACTGGATTGTAAGAAAGATACGACTGGATGAAGAATGCGTGATCTGCTCTTAGCCGCTCGTCAATGTTTGGTGTACCAATCCGTAAAATATACGGATTATCTCGGCTTTGCTTAAGCTGCTCAATACTTTCACCTTTCCATTCAGGGTATATGTTTTTAATAGGAACCTTGTCCATATAAGGATTGCCTACCAATAAGTTTAATATTGGTGCATTTACCTTAACGTTGCCAATGTGTCGAGTTGGTTTCATTATTATCTACTCATAGGTATACCACCTTGTGGTAAATTATTTCCGCTGTTTGGTAGGTTGTTTATTATACTGTTATTGTTAACAATTTGTGGTTTTATGTAGTAAGGATCTGTTGTTGTTCCAATTTTGCAAAATTGCACATCATCAATAACAACCCCAAACCAATTATCACCACTTCCCCCAGCTTCGAACACTAACTGGGCTGGTGTTCCGTATTGAATTAAATTCAGATTATACTCATCGTACCTATATCCAGTTGCACTATCAGTAAAGGATATAGCTGGTGTAGTTGTTCCGCCTACAGTGTATTGGTTTCCTATTTTTACTATGTTCTGATCTGGAGGGTACCAGCCTGCTATACCGCTACCACTTGTTGTATAATTAGAGGCAACGTCAAATATGTAAACACTCATATAGCTTTCTGTGCTGGGGGTGTAGTCTTTGAGGCCTGAGTCAGTGTATCTTTTTAATTTAAATTTTATGTTATAGATTCCCCCATTTTCTGTGAAAAAATTCGATAACGTATAGGATGATGCCGATGCTGGCCAGTAGAGTCTGCGTTTTTTCAATGCTTCTGTTCTCTCAGCATCTGTTGTAGCTATGCTAAATGAGTGAAAGGAGTTGGATATATTGAGGCGTGTAATGCCCATACCACCATCCTCATAAAAGATTCGACCGTCTATGGTTTTGCTACCCATTGATGCAGACTCGTAGGCACTTCTGTAAACGTTTTTTTCGTAGGTAGATCCTATAGGTGGCTCTGGAAGGGTTTGAGTACCCGGGGTGTACCCAACTACGAACCTATCTACGTAGTTCCAACTACTTGTAATTCTACCGTAAGCTAGATCGGGTATGTTTATGGAGAAGAGACCAGCTGGTCCAGGAGGATCAATAGATGCGGTAAATGGGTACTGAGATATGAAGCTTGTATTGGGTGAGGAGGGTGATCCATCCACAATAGACATGGAAGGTCTAAGGGCATTCCAGTAATTGGCAGCGGGTTGTGGAGAAAATAGACTCGCTGTTTCTATTCCAAAGTTTGGAGTGCCTAGTGAGAAGTTCTGAAAACCTTTGTACAATCTGTCGAAGAATTTACTAAATTCATCATAAGCATTTGGAGATTTTAAGTCCCAATCAGGCCATAAACGAAGATTTGCTGGTAGGTCTAGTATTGAAGCAGTTCTAAGGGTAAATCCATCTATAAGCGAATATAAGCTTTCAGATGGGTAATTTAATAAAACACTTTGAGTAGCTTCTCCTACTGTTGTAGTATAGTCACATAGGTAATACTTAATTGGGTTGAATTTGAATATTGCTTGCTCACTTTGACATGCGTTAGTTGGAATCTCAGTTACCAACTCCATTATAATATTCTCCAAATACGTAATGTATTCTGATTGATTTCCTGTGAAATCGTAATATTCTAATTTGTAGTCAATTGTTTCGTTTAAAGATATATTAGTATCTAGTTTTGCTGGAAATGCGAACTCAACTGTGCTTGGTGTAAATCCGTGCAGTTGTCTTGGCGTTAGGTTGATGCTGCTAATGTATGCTGATGCGGTTGCCACTGCGTCGTATCGTTTTACTCTAAAAAGAGGTCGTCCTAGACCTTCACTATCGGTTTTAAAGTCAAAAATAACACGTTTGTAATCTTTTCTAATCCCACTATTGTTTTGGATCTTACCAATTAATCTACCAAAACGATTGTACCTATCAGAATACCTTGATAGTTCGTAGTTCAGAGTTTTATCGAATGCTCGAGGAAAGGGGTCTGAATTGTACACTGTTGTCTGTAGTGTTTCGCTATTTTGATAGATCTCCAGCTCTGTGTAGGGGTCTAATACGCAATTAAACATCAAACTAAAGACCTTCTTTTCTGGGTAATTTTGGTAGTAGCGTGTTGTCAGTATTTTGTTAGTACTTCCAGTTGCTGTTAACTTGATTCCATTCATCAGAACATTACTATCCAAAGATGCTGTTGCAGTGTCGAACGTTAATGCTAGATCGTTAAAAACAGACCAGTTGTCGGTAACAACTGAGTAATCTGTAAAGTACCCTAACAAAAAATAATCACTCAGATCCGTTGCATAGTTTGTTTGATTAGGATATCTAGCGTCAGTTAAAAACTCTACTGGGGTAATGATTTGGTCTTGTAGCAGTGACCAGTCTCCTGTTTCGCTACCTCTGCGGTAGTAAATTCTTATCTTATAAATATCACCACCTATAGGGCGCACATCTTGCATAGTAAACTGAATGTAGCTCTGTGAGACCTCGCTACTCGTTGTATATAGTAGGGTTTCAGGACTGTAGAGTATGCTTGCTGTGAAGTCTGTGACTGTCTGGTAGGTGTGTGTTATGTAGTTTCCACGTGTTCCGGCTCCTAAACTACTTTGTAAGTCTACTTGTACTGGTTGGTCTAGGTAGGCAGTTTTACTGTCTTTGATATCAACAATCGTAGCTCTCCATCGTTCTAGTTGAGTTTCTACAGATTGAGATGTCGAAGTTGTTTGTAGCTCGTCATACGGGTTTGTATTGCTTAAACTATAGTTTATAGAATAAGATGGGCTAAGAGAATAGGAGGTGTTAAAGAATGCAACTGTTGCTCCTAAATAGCTGCTACTAAAGAAGCTCTCGCTCGATACAAGTACGGTGTTGTATCGGTTGGTTTCGTTTAAAATAAATCCACCAATAATATCCCTATCAGTGCTACGTGTTGTGGTGTTTACGTTGTTTACTGTGAAGGGTTGGTTATTTACGTTTGTGCTAATTTGCTTGATTCTACTATCAACAATCTTGTCCCTTACCGTTTGTTTAATTTTACTACCTTTAAGTTTAAAGCTCGAAGCTAGCTTCTTATCAAAACCTTTGAAGTTTGAAGTTTTAATCGTAAGTCCTGATCCGGTAATTGCGGAATATTGTGTGGTTGTATTTTCTTGGAAGGAAACCTTTGCAGGTGCTATAACTTGAGAAACAAATACCTGCGGAGGGTCATCAAATATGATTTCGGAATTATTACGCTCGTATGGTAAAATCCTCAAAGGCCTTGTCCAAATTACATTATGCCCTAGGTCATTAACATTGTCTAGGTTGAGAGACCTTCCTTGCAGATCTCGAGTCGCTACACCAACTACACTAACTGACCCTATTCCTGGAGCAGTTGTATCGTATACATTTACTGATATATAGTAATTTTCAAATCTATCAATGTAGGTTGGGACTTCGTAATAAACAGGGTTTCCTTGGGCGTCCAAGATTTCTACCTCACTAAGCTTCTCTCTTAGTAAATTTACTCCATTACCTTTGAGCTTAATCAAGCTTCTACCTCCTCCAACAAACTCTGGGAAGTATGTTATGTCAAAATAGGTTGGTGAGGTGAGGCTTGTATCACGTACGGCGTAGTTATTTGTAATAAATCCTTGTTTAAGGAAACTTGGAGCAGTTGCTATAATCATCGACCGTTTTTACTATAAATAGCCGCTAATACCTAATATAGCTTAAGTCATCTTTACGATCAATGGTAAGTATGTTATCAACCATATCTCGCACAACGTCTATGTGACTAATGACAAGATTGAACTTGAACATATCCTTTAGATAGTTGAATAGCATATGCATTGAATTAAGGTTGCTGCTGTCTAGCACGCCAAGACCTTCATCTATTGCAATAAAGTTTGGCTTTGGTAAGTTTGTAATTTTGATCAATGCTACACGAATAGCTAGGGAGCTGACGAATCTCTCCATGCCAGATGCTAGTTCTAGTGGCCATTTGTTGTCATCGTAGTTAATGTATACGTTGATGTTCTTACCATCTGTCTCTATTTCAACAGTAAAGTCAACTACTTGAGCTAGGATGCTGTTCACCTGTGCTTGTAGGTATGGAATAGCCTTGCTTATTAGTGCATATGGGATTCCATCACGACATACTGCTTTAAGATAGTATTCGTATGCTAACTGCTTTTCTGATAGCTGTTGCATGTGTTCAATATTCTTTTCATATTGAGCGATGGACTCCTCACTAACCTTCACTCTTCCATGGATTTCCTGTAGTTTTTTAGTAATCGCATTTGCCTTCTGCTTTTCCAGGTTGAGTTGGTTTGTGAGAGTTTCAATTTGATCATTGAGCCTCTCGTTGTGCTCAATCACAGATAAGTTATCGTTGTAAGTCTTTACCTGTTTTTGGGCCTGTTCTAAGCTATTTTGGTATGTTGTTAGTTGACTCTTCAAAGAGGTAAGCTTGCTTTGCTGGATAGCAAGTATCTGCTCCACTCGTGCCTTTTCACCCAACTCACGTTGCAAGTTGTTGTAGTCGGTTTGCATCTGTTGATTATCTTGAATATGCTGCTCTACAGCCTTTCTTTGTGTGAGGAACTGTGCTATCGACTTCTTGTCGTTCTCCAACTCTTCTTTGGTTTTTATAGCATCTTTAACAAATATATTCGATGTACAGTACTTGCAATTAGGATCATATTCATGCTCCTCTAATTTGGTTAATTTATCAAGTTTTGCTGATATCGTTAGCTTATAGTGTTGTAGCTTTTGGTCTAAGGTCTCTTTTTCTTTAAGCTTGATTGTGAGCTGTTGGAAAGCTAGTTCGAGAGCTTGTTCATTGTATTGTTCTATGTTGTCCATGCAGGTTAATATATCCTGCTGTAACTTAGTAACTTGTGCATTGCATTTTGAGAGCTCTTCCTCCTTTGTAGTAACTTCCTGCTCTCTTCTCGTCACTTGAGCATTGAGTGTATCGATATCCAACCCATCAGCTTCGTTAGGCTTCAGCTCCTTGGCTAATTGCAGTATTTGAGCATTAATTCCATCTACTACTTTGGTTTGATCTGTCTGAGCTTGCTCTTGCTCCTTGTACAACCTCTGGTCAGACTCCAACAACCTCTCTGCATCTCCGAGTGCTGTTTCAAAGTCTTGCTTTTGATACTCCTCAAGTAGTATTGAAGTGGTTTTTATTTCTTTATTTGCGGTGTCGTAGAGGTTATCAAATATCTTTAGGTCAAGAAAGTTTGCAAGCAAATCCTTTCTCTCTCCTTGAGTTTTTTCAATAAAGTTGGAGTTATTGCCTTGCAAGGATAGAGCTGTTAAAATGAAGTCATCAAAAGTTCCTACATAGCTTTGTATTATCTTATCCGTATCCCTCCTCTGCTCTCCGTTAAGGGAGATCTGCTGTCCTTCTTCGTTAATGTACCAAAAATTTATGTCAACTCTCAGCTTTCCAGCAAGAGGACCTTTAGCGTATCTTGTTGCAGTTTTTTCAACAAAATAATCCAATCCATTGAGTTCAAAGTTAAACTTACACCAAAAGCCATCTTTCTTTCTGTTTAGCACTTGCTCTGCTTTGCTTGCTCTAAAGGAATGATCAAACAAACAAAAACAAAGTGAGTCTAGTATCGCCGATTTACCAGCATGATTAGGTGCAAAAAGACCACAAGTACCGTTTAACTTTTCAAAATCAATCACATTATCCTCTCCATAGCTAAACATATTGCTAAACTCAAAACGCTTAGGATTCCATGTAATGTTGCGTACGTGATCCCCACTTGCTAGCGCTTGGTTTGTTAGTTTATTTATTTCTAAAACTTTTGAAAGCAGCTCCTCATCTAGGTGGTACTGATCGACATAGTCTGTGATTAGCTTTGTTTGATAGTCGAGATTGCGAACATCGACACCATTAAAGCTCTCATCTATCTCTAACTGAGAAGTGGACCTTCCCTTATCTAAGTTTGTAACAATTACATCACTAGTCTTGTATTCTTTACGAAGTTCAGCTAGTATCTTTTTTACTTGGGCTGGAGGTGTGTTGGTCGTCTTTAGCCTTACACTTGTTCGTTGTGTGATGGGTAGGTTCTTTGGAAGCACACCATCTGCAATTTCTAAAGTAAAGAAGCCGTATTCATTTGGAATATCGTGAAACTCTACTGATAGGTTGTTGCAGTCAACAATTGCATACCCATGTCCTTCATATGATTCTCCGAAGTTTTGCTGTACTGTACTGCCTGGGTAGAATATTAATGGGTTGCTGTCGCATAGCACCTGTCTCTTGTGTATGTCGCCAAGGAGAACTAGATCGTGTCCGGCGAAGATGTCCCAATCTAATCCGTGAGCTATATTCAATCCACTATCTACTTTACTGTTAGCAATAGTGCCGTGGTACATCGCAATAAGGCACTTTCGTTTCGTAGTAATTTTATCAGCTGTTTTATACTTATCAACAGAGTCCAATAACGACATTACGTTAATCACAACGTCACCAATCTTATGAACTCCAGAGTCTCTTAGATAAAATAAATTTGGATGCTGCTTGGCTTCTATGACCGGAGTTAGTGCATCTAGTCTGTTGTTGTTGTTAAGGTTTGTATCGTGATTTCCACAGATAACTACAGTAGGTCTTATGTCAGCTAACGAAAACAGCAAATAGGATAGCATATGTATTAGCTCAGGACTCATATCAGTCTTAGCATGGACAATGTCTCCTCCCACAGTAATAATACTGTTCTCAGGCAGCTGCTTAGCAGCTTCGAATAGTTGGTCAAAAACAAGCTTATATTCCTTATGCCTCTTCCAATTGCGTATATGCACATCGGCAATGTGAAGAATCTTATCTACAGTCTTTAGTTCGCTTTTAATCTTGTTTATCATATTGCCATCTTTAAACTAACGAGATCAAACAAGTCCACACTTGGCGTTTGGTTAATCACAGTTCTCATACCCTCAAAGCCAGTATCATTTGGATCTTGCTCCAACTTTACTAGCTTAACATCGATTCCATTATTTATAAAGAACTCTACCTCAGGCACGGCCTTACCAATAGCATCGGGGTCCAAAGCGAGGTATATAGTTCGTACACGTTGCTCTATAATCTTTGACTTTAATTTACTTAAAATATTCTTGCCAAACAACGGTATAGTATTTCTTTTTGTCGATACTGCATCAAAAGCTCCTTCGACAATTGTTATAGGTTGACTCCAATCTATCATCGATTCAAAGCCTATTATATCCTTTGAGGAGTCAGGGTTTTTGTGTTTGATTGTTGGGTTGGAATAGAAGCTTCTACCTACAAAATAGTTTAGTAGTCCATGCTCATCGTAGCTTGGAATAATAACCATTCCACCATATTCACCACTCTCACAATATCCAATTTGGTACTTTAAGATGTCGTATTTGGTTAGCTTTCTTTTTTCTAAAAGATAGTGAAGAGCGTTCCTAAAATAGGGACTGTTTGTGTTTCCTTTCCACATTGGAACGTACTCTGCTGGTAATGTTACTTGTGTGGTTTTTGCTTCACTTGTGTGGTTTTGCGGCTTTCTTGTTGTCAGCTCTAGTGCTTTAAGAAATAAATGCTTAGGAGCGTTTGACTTACTTAAAAGTGTAGCAATCGACCTACCTTTTGTATTACAAACCCAACAATGGAATACCTCAGAGATATAATTTACTTGTAGTTTCTTTTTGTAATGGTTACAGAATGGACAGAAGTAGCTAGTTTCACCAGTCTTACTAGCGATACCTACTCCCAAATGACTATCTACTATTTGCTTTAGTTGTAACTGGTTTACGTCCATATAAAACAACTATACGCCTTATTTCGTTTCATCCAACCACTCTTGTGGAATAGTTTTATCTGCGTATAGAAAGCCATGCTTCTTGCACCAGTCAGCGTAAGTTGTTGGTGATCCTTTTCTAATTCTATTTTTAGAGTTTTGGAACACAAACCTAATATCGAGCTCAGGATGTTGCTGTTTAATTAATACATGCTTTTTTCTGTCTTCTAACACAAAACGACCTTTGGTTTCTACAAAGATTCCATTAGGAAGACGAAAATCGGGGGTGTATTCGTGATAAGATACTGGTACTGTATATGGCACCTTGTGTTGCTCATATTGACCGTCAATTCCTGATTGTTTTAACAGAGCATCTACTGACTCTTCTAAACCACTTCTATAACCTTTTTGTCTCGCAATTTTAATTGTAACCCTTTTTTTACTCATTAGTAATCGTATTTTACTATAAATGTCGTATCAACATTTTTTGGTAGTTGTACTGGTTGACTTAAAGAACCTATGGCTACTAGCCTATGTAGATCGTCGTATAATCCTATCCTTGTTATATAAGGCCGGAAGGCTGATCCAGTCACAAAGTCAGCAGGTCTATATTGGTCTCGTTTAGGATCGTATTGGTGTGCAGTTGGATTGAAAGTCATGCCAAACTCTCCTGGACCTACTGTACAGCTTATTTCGTTTTCAAAAATAGTGGTGGTACCACGATACTTAAGGCTTGTTATTCCGTTTGATTCTATATTAGACACTAAGCCTTTGTCTGTGATAACAATTAATCCATGGTGTCTTAGGACATTACCTACGGTTTGGTATGGATTATTCCTTCCTCCAGTTGTTGTATTTGCCAACTTAGCTAATGCTTGGTAGGAAGGTGCTTCTTTGTAAAAGTAAATGTTTCCAAATGCACCCTCTGCTCCACTCACAAACATTCTATCAGAACCTAATCCTACGTGAATATTTGCGCTATTAACACAATAACGCTCCTGATCATATAAGGTATCTGTAAAAGTCTCACCAGTACCACTACCGTTAATTAACCTAAAGGTACTTCCACTTCGTATTAAGTGTAATGGGTTTCCAGGTGTGTAGCTAAAGGTGGATGTGTATTGTAGTGTGTTTGCGCCATCGCTTTTTGAAAAAACTACTTTGTTAGACCCATTATAGTACAGTCGATATGGGTATCTTGTAACTACTTGGGTGTATGTGTTGCCATTAATATCTACCTTAATCACCTCAACTTCTTGTGTTTTTTCTAACAAAACACAGTTATTATTCCCGTAGTAGGTAAGAGTTATACCATAATCTTTGTTTTGAAAGTTAAATAACTGGCTGACCTCGGAACCATTTGGCACTATCGTAATAGAAGCTGTTGTGGCTGATTTCTCACTATTATCTAGAAAAAATGTAGTTTCGTAGGCTGATGCTGTTACTAAGCAATTTTCTAGTTCTACTTTTGCTTGGTATAGGTCTGCACCAGGAAGTATGGTCTCTGTTATCTTTTTGCTAAAAAATCTAGTATGAGTTGATGGCTTAAGAGCAAAGAGTATGTTGCTTGCTGATATCTCGTAGCCTGTATCCCATCTTTGGCTATCGTAGACGTTGCCATATAAATCATCAACGTATGTACGACCATCAACTACCATTTGAAAGCTCGTTGGCTCTATTTGCTCTCCAAAATTTGATTGCGGTATACTAATTACCAATGCTTCATCACTAAGATAGCGGGGTTGGTAAGTGGGTATAATAGATCCAAAAGCTGCTTTTGGGTTATGGTAGTAGTGTCTGTAGAACATATTATCTATACTATGCCAGACAGTATTTGCTGATTGTGAGTTTGTGGTGAATTCTACGAACTCGTTTGTGTAAAAGGGATTGTTACCTATGTCTTCTAAGCCATCAATAACTTTTGTGTTGAGGACTGCGGAATATGTTGTATAGGAGTTTACTCCTTCAAATTGCTTATATGCTCTAAACGGAGTTAACCTTATGTCCGATGCATCGAGATTTTTAAAAATTCCTGCCATAACTTAGTGTTGTAATTTTACTTTAATAAGTACCTCACGATTAAATGTCTTGAGCATTGGTTGATTGAGCTTTGCAGTAGCTACTAATCGATTCAAATCATCATACAATCCTATAGTTGTAATGTATACACTAGGATTGCCTTTCATAGAAGTGTGAGCGAACATTCCAAAAGATCCAGATACAAAACTTGGATTATTGCTATAGTTGAACTCTCTATTTGTCGCTCGAACAAAGTAATGTGTGCAACTTATCTTTTCCTCACTTCTAGCTGCAAAGTATCCAGCTCCGCTTATGCGGTTAAACAACAACACTGCGTTACGAGTTGCGTTGGTATTAGCTGTGTTTAGTGTTAGTGTTAGTGCTGATGCTAATGTTGATGCTGCAAAAACTAGAAGACCCATGTCAGGGTAAAACAGACCGTACACAGTGTCGTTAAACTTGACTCCTGCCGATCCTGAGTATATGTTATATATTCGACCAGCTTCGCTTCGGTTTGGATTTTCGTTTGCTCCACTACCATCAATAAGGCTCATATAGTTAGTTGCCCAACCAACTCCGGATGAGCCTCTCCCCATTCTCAATTCCCAGTTTCCCGGATCAACCTTTTGTCTATATCGATTACGTGCTACATCTATTACAAATATATCTTGCGAGTCTACACCTCCAAACGTAAAAATGGTATCTGTTGGTGGTAGAAGTATGTTTCTATATTGACTATATATAGCTCGAGTTGGCGTATGCGATGGTATATCTGATCCAGCAATTGCTGCTGATCCACTACCTAATCGATGTCCATAAGCTATTGCAAACTGTACAGCAGCGTTTGTTGAAGCTTCAGGATTTTTGTCGTATGCGTTGGTGTAGTAGTTTCCTGCAACTCTTTGTTGAGCTGATGATGTAAAGAAGCTTTGTAATGGATTGACGTCTCCTGACCATAGTGGTGAGCTAATAACTTGAATGTCATTAAATACGACATCTTCTATGCGATCAAAGTTTTTAAAAATCTCTGCCATTGTTTATAAATATGCAAATAAAAAGAAACCCTCCAACGTTGGAGGGTCAGTCCTTGGATACTATCCAAAGAGGGGACCTTATTAGTAGTCTAGTTTCACTTTAATAAGCACTTCACGGTTAAATGATTTTAACAATGGTTGGCTTAGCTTAGCAACTGCTAACAATCTGTTGTTGTTGTCATACATACCAACGGTTGTAATATACACACTTGGATTGCTAAACATTTGTGGATACAAAAATCCGCCGCTAGATCCAGTTACAAAGGTTGGATTATTACTAAAGTTAAATTGCTTATTTGTAACACGAACAAAGTAGTGAGTTGAATTTACCTTTTCTTCACTTCTTGCTGCAAAGTAGCTCGAACCGCTTATGCGTCTAAATAGACTAAGTGCGTTTCTAACCGTATTACTACTACTTCCTGTGTTAAATTCTGTGTTTGGTACCATGCCGAGTGAGGAACTCAATCTCGATGCATTAAATACCATAATACCTGCATCAGGATAGAATAGACCGTAGACTGTGGTACTCTCAAACACTCCTCCTGATCCCGAGTAGATTGTAAATATACGTCCTGCTGCATTAACTTCGGGATTGTCTGATGCACTGCTATCATCTATGAAGCTGCTATAGGTATCATCCCAGTCAGCTGCAGTAGCACCTCTACCAATTCTCAACTCCCAGTTTCCCGGGTCAATTTTTTGACGGTAACGCGATCTTGCGATGTTAATTACAAAAATATCATTAGGATTTACACCAGCAAAACTGAAGGCTGGGTCTGTTGGTGGTAGAAGTAGGTTCTTGTATTGGCTATATATAGCTCGAGTTGGCGTATCGTTGACGTTTTGGCCAACTGTGTTTGGATCTCCTACAGATCCACTACCGAATCGATGTCCATAAGCTATTGCAAATTGCACTTCTGCATTTACCTGTGTTGCTGGGTTTCTGTGATACACATCTGTGTAGTATGCTCCTGCATTTGTTTGTTGGGTCGACGACGTAAAGAAACCGATACCCGCTGCGTAGCCACCTGATAGGGGATTTATGTTTTCGGACCATAACGGTGAGCTAATCGTTTGAATGTCTCCAACAACTACATCGTCCGTTGGGTTAAAGCTCTTATAAATTTCTGCCATTTGTTATTGCGTTATTTATATCTTATCTAGCTGTTACTATTGCCTCTGCAAATGGGTAGTTTGCGCTTACTGCTACTGTTACAGTCTTAAACCCACCAGTCTCATTTGCAATGATAGTGAGAAGTGCAGTCTTATCGACTGTTGTAACTTTTGGTTTCACAACAAACGCCTTACCAACACGAGTAATTGATGTGCCTGTTGCAACAGCGTTTGTAGTTTCGTCGTCAAGGAATCCTGTTATGCCTGCGCTAGTACCAGCAGCTTGGCCGGCGACTACATTTACACCGCTAATTACTCCGTTAGGAGCCACTTCTAGCGTAGCTACAGAGCTATCAGATAGTATTGCAGTGTAACCAAGTGATGAGTTACCACCCGGGAAATTAGCTGCTGATGGTGTAACTACTTGCTCACTATTCTGACCTACAAGTGTAATTGCAGTTGGATTGACGACAATAACAGGAATGTTTGTAATTGTTTTTGGAAGCGTTACCAATTTATAGCGCATTGTTTGCGTTTCATCTGGATTTGCTTCAACAATTGGCATGTCCTCAATCACAGCACCGTAGTAGTTTGTACCTAAAGTGTGTGACGGATTCCATAATGTGTAATCAATTTCATCATCAGACAATGCAAACTTGGTTATGTTTAATTGTCCACCTGCTGCTAAGATCTGCCTACCTTTATTTGTTAGGATGGCATCTACTGTGACAGTTGAATTATCTAAGTATCCCATTTGTATTTTACTTTTTAATAAATATGCACGTTACCTGAAAGTATATGTTCCGTCTTGATTTGGATTAACGTTAAGATTAATTGCTGGTCCTTCTGTTATTGTAATTACAGGTCCTCCGTCAATTGTATCCGGACTATCTTCATTAAAGTCAGGTGATGTTAATTTGCATCCATTGTATTTTTGGTTGCGTTGACCAATAGATGCGTTAGGGCCGATGTGGTAGTCTTGAAATTGGCCTGGATAGTTGATTATGGATAGTTTGAGGTTTTGTATGGATTTACTACCTCCAGCTAGTATTGTCAGTACGCCTCCTCCTGCTTTTGATTGTATTGTTCCATCGCTAGGAGCGAGATAGACATATTCACTACTACCAAATTGTATGGATGTAAGCGAACTTCCTTGCCATGAAAGTTCGTACACTGCATCAGGAGCTTGTTCGTATGGTAAGGGAATGGTAATTGTAGAAAAGGCGCTGCCTGGAGATAGTAGAGCGTTAGCGGCAGATAAATAGAGCCAGTATGTGTTTGTAGCAGTTCCTGCAGGAAAAAATCTAACACCCAATCTTGCAATTGGTATTTGTTCATAGCTTCCTGAAAAAGCCAGGTTAGTTTCGGTCCAGCCCTTTCCTTGCGCCTCTCCTCTTAGGATATCACCACCCTGTTTGTATACGATATCGCCAGGACTTAGCAATTCAGAAGCTCTACTATCATAAACCTGTGTTCCTATTGGATTACTATAATCCTCACTTACGGCTGGTGCGTATATAAAACCTGCTGAGTTAGATACCAATCCTAGATATGCGTATGCGGTTGGATCTTCTACTGGACCGTACCATGTGTAAAAGTTATACTGACTTCCTAAGTGTTTGTCCCGGCCATAGGAAGTTTCGTAGATGTATATATCATCTTCCAACGCTTCTTTTTTGTTTATAAGCGATCCTGGTGTACTTCCAGAATACATTGTTGCTAAGCGTGTGCCTTGAGATGGTACTTGGTAGTTGTTGTATTCATTAGCTTTAGCACTCAATGATAGCATTTGTGTGCCGTTAAGTGTGCCTTCGGGAGTCCCAACATAAACACTCTCTATCTCTGTCTCAGGCATGTCAATCAAACCATCCTCAATGATTTTTATGTCTGCGGTTGGTTCTTCAATTGAAGGTAAATCTAATACTCCTTCATTGTATTGATCCTCGTATACCGGTCTATTTGCTATCCTAGCTTTGTTTCTTGTTAAGAGATCGGGTTCGATTACTAGTCCTGTCTGTAGATTTGCTCGATGTGGTACTAACTGCTTTATGATTGTAAAGACTGATGCATTAAAGTATTGCAATAATCTAATGTAGTTCTGGGAGTTGTATCTACCAAGCACCTTTTTTAAATAAAAACCTCTAAGAGCTCTTAAATCATCGTAACCTTCGTTATAAACATCATTATACGATCCAATAAAATCATCCATTGTTAAGCCACCAAACTGCTCTGCAATATCTTGATTAACTTCGTCTGTTGGAGATAGGTAAACTCCTAAGCGTGGACTGTCGACTGGTTGATTGTCTTGAAGTGATGCTTGCGTTTTGATGTTAGTATATAGCTGATCGCTTGTGTTAATGATACTGTCAACTCGGACTTTATTGCTTACCTGCCTATTACCAGCAATATCTGGCCATTCTAGATAATGGGTTTCTGCTAGTGGTACAGCTCCCGTTTTCGCAAAGTTTACAAATGTTGCAGCTAAGCTAGTTGCTCCTCCATCGAATGTTGTAATGCTGCGATCTGGATGGGATGAAGTTACGTTAGTTGTAACTGAGTAGTCGATTTTCTTATTGTCCGATCCTGCAGTTATTCTTAGGCCTAGTTGAGTGTAGCTGCCTGTGCCACCAGTTTCTGTTGTTAAATCGTCGGTAAAAAAGCTAGTGGGAGCTAGTGCATGTGCTTGCACAACACGCAATGATAGTGGATCTGTCCAGTATCTAATTTCGTGAACGCTGCCTGAGAATGGAGTAGTATTTGTGCTGTTAGGTATGTAGGTCATACCGGACCCAGCACCCAGACTAGTAGCTATAGTTCCCGATACTGTAGTTGCTACTCCATAATTTACTTTTGTAACATATAAAGTTGTTGCAGTAGAAGCTGCGTTTGATACTAGGGCGAAGCTATGAGGTGTGCCGTCGTATATTGAGCTAGAGAAGAGTACGTTACTTCCTCCTATTGTAAATCTAATCGAGTTGCCGTCTATTGCACTTACTTGAGCACTACCTACTACTGCTAATCTTTGGGAAGCACTTTGACTTGGTGCCATCTGCATTCTCCACTCTACAGACTTTGGAAGTTTACCAGATTGTGCTAAGTCTTTAAATGGTATCTCTATGTATTGAAAGTTTCCTCCATCGTTACCTACTTGCGTCATGTAGTAGAACCGATCGTGTTTATATTGTGAAGTTTTATCGAGTTCAGGCTCTGGTCCTCCAAACTCTTTAATTCTCAAAATTGTTGATGGAATACCAAAGCAATTAATTAAGGCACGAACTCCTCTTTCTGTTCCTTTGGATTTTAATAATAAAGGTAGGTTATTTATTATACGTTTCCACACCTCTCTTGTTCTATCATCTCCTGTTATCTGCAGCGTGTTGTTAGACACTCCATCAGAATCGAGGCCCAGAGTATAGGACCATAAATCCTCAAAGTTATCTCCATTGCTGAAATCTATCCCTAAAGTTGTGCCTATGTGGTAAACTAATTCCTTCGCAAAACCTTCAGTCAACTTTTCTTGACGATCATGTATTTTAGGTAGTTGATTTATGTATTCATATTGAATATCAAAAAAATGACCTAACATTTTGATAAAAGAATCAACTATATCTTCATTACCTTCTTGAATATGGGATGGTACTAACTTGTATAACGCATTTGGGTTGATGTTATCATGTAGGCTAGCTGATGTAAGAATTCCACTTAACCAATTTTCAGCTTGTGATGATGAATAGGAATGTAGAGTATATGGCTTAGATGATCCACTCTTAGGCCAAGCCATATCTAAAAACTCACCAAAACTATTGGTTACATAGCTCGATGACTCAAAGTACATATAACGCTCATAACCATCAAATGCACCAATTACAGCATCCATTTTACTTAGAGTACTTGTAATTTGCGTTTGTACGTAAAAGCTTTCTGATGCATTAGAGGAAGCTAAACTTGAAGAAACTGCTTGGTAGTTTTCAAGCAATCGTATTTTGTATTCGAAATTCTTTACTCGATCATAAGCACTGCCAAACTTTACAAAGTTTTCAAATCGTGTGTAGTCTACGTTAAGCTCAATTCCTTCAACAAGAGATTGGCTAAATATAGTACGAGTTAGCGGCCTTTCATTGTATTGTAAGATTTCATCCCAGCCTAGATATTCTGAGTTTGTTGCTAAGGTCTTTTTGCGAATAATATCAAAGTTGGGGCCTTTTATTACTCTCAAATCACGGCCTTGCCTTAAAGGCACCATTATTATATCCTCAATAACTGGCGCATTTACCTCCTGTGCAATCCATATAAGGCTGTTCACGTTTGTTGCAATTGGCAACGGTTCGTTAAGCTTAAAGATGATGCTATACGGCGAAGTAGGTATCGTGAACCTATCTTGTATATAGTCGTTTATGGAAAAGGAGGTTCGACTGTCTGTAAACAGATACAGACCGGCTAGCACTAGTTGCTTATCTAGTTCAAAGAAACCATTTGCAAAGAAGTCTGCAAAATTTTGATTTGCGGCAATTGCTTGCTCTGTATTGAGGGTATTGCCTGCATTTATTTGTGCTGGTATAACTCTGACCTCAAGTCTGTCTGGCGACACTTCTTGAATAATCAACTTTGTTGATGCTGCTGATCCAAGATAGTTGCGAATTGGACGAATGCTTACTCGGAAATCACCTGCCTCATAGCCAACATTACGCAACTCAGCTTCTAAATCTACTGTAATTTGAGATCCTTGAATGTTGTAGTTGGTTGCTTGGCTAATGCTCTCAAAGTAAAAATCCTGGTCGTTGAAGATGTCCAGTTGTATGGCATCATTAGGATGAGATACTAAGCTCTTTGGATAGGCCCCAAATGGATTAGGTTGTGCATACTGATTTATGGCAATGGCTTCAGGCGATATTTCAAGCGATTCCACCTCTCCTCCAGGTCTTGGCTTTTGTGGCTTGGGAGATGCAGGGTTTTTGCTTGTGTTGTTAAACGCTTGCTGTTGAAATGGTGTTACCTTGTTTGTAGCCACTTTTTTTATTATAAATACAACCTATATTGGTTTTATTAATTCTTTAATCCCTGTTGTGCAGTTTGTGCAGCTTCTGCTGACTCTCTAGCCATAACATCTCGTGGAGGTTTAACTATATTTTGCTCCATGGTGCTCTGTCTTGATGGTGGATTGTAGTCAAAAGACTCTACCGATGCTGGCGCATTGACTGCTTGTCCTCGGCTATCACCTGATCGTAGGTAATACATTGGTGCTGTGATTCTTCGCTTCAACTCTCCCCATATGTGATATGGAGGTAGGTAGTATTGTGGTTGCTGTGACGTTCGTTTAAACTCATTATCAAATAGCACTAATTTCATGTGAGTTACGCCGGTTCGTGGATTTCCTGATCGATAGTATTTAAACTCCTGTGATGTGTGTTCTGCAGGAATTTCGTCTAAGTCATATCTATCGATCCCTGAACTTGGTTCAATCACATATGCCCTTGAGTTGTGATCAAATAAGACAGATACTTGTATTGATCTAGTTCTCTTAGGAATATTAAGTTTTTTTTGAATTGCAAAAAAGGCAGCTGCTCCTCGATCAACAGCTAATTGATTAGTTACACCGATTACAGGCTGCATATCTACGTAGTTGTTTGTTATCCACGTACCGTCTGTTATTTGCGTTTTACTTATCCAAAATAGCGGAGCATATCCTTTATAGGTCACTTGAATCAACTCGTCTGGTAGTCTGCACGTTCGTTGAAGAAGCTTACCTACCACTGTAGCAAATAGAGCTTTTTCTTTTACAGAAAAGATATCATCAACTTGTGGCCCCTCTATTATTTCTCTCGTAAGTTCCACTCCAAAGTTGTCAATATAAGTAAAGGTAAAACTGACGGTATTGTTGCATAGTGGTGTGAGTTTTATTTCTTTTGCCAGTGTCAAATCAACTTTATCACTTTCAGTAAAAGAAACATCCGATACATTACCACTTTCACGAAACTTTTTCCACTGTTGTGGTACTAGAGGTATAGAGTTGAGTGTTAGATTAGGATCTGCTTTTTTTACTAGTAGGAAATTGGGAACTACAACTCCTTCCTTTATTTCATACATATAGAACTCGAACATCCTCTTATAATAGAGATACCAGCTGTTTGTATCGGTTTGTGTATCTGATATACCACTAAAAAGATTTTCTGCGTTAGTTCGTGCTGCGAGGTATGTATTTGTTGTGTCTTGAAATTTCAACTTTCTTATGACGCCCATTGCACCATACTGCTGCCTAATCTCATAAAACCTATCCTTTGATACAACTAGGTGTATTAATGCTTTAAGTGCTTTATAATATTGTTGCTGTCTTCCTCCGTAGGTTGATGATGGAAATGCTAAATCAAATTGACCTAGTGTTCTAGATTGAAAATATGGTAGTAATGGTTGTACTAACTTGGTCATAATAAACTCATCAACTGCTTCAAATCGAGCATTCATCGTTTCCACAAAAAACTGTGAACCGGATGCTCTAGATGTGCTGCTAGGGTTTTGAGATCTATAGGCTGGGTGTGTCAGTGCTTCTAGCCCTTCTAACTCAGTGCCTACAACTTCTGCAGCTGCTCCGTCAGCAAATAGCAATCTGCCGTATAGCTGTCTAAAGCTGCCCCATCTCGGTTCACCAACAAGAATTGTTGCTGAGTTAGTGCCTGTAGCTACAGATTCTTCAAATAACTCCTTTAATATAGGGTAACGCCATGGTGGCGGAGTGTAGTCTGGTCCATAGTTGTATATGGATCGGTTAAGTTTAATGTACTTTGACTCATTACGGTTAATAATCCAACTTGCGTTTTCCTCTGTGTGAATTGCTGTGTCGCTGAGGTAATTTCGTATAAATCCAAGTGGGCCTTTTGCAATGGAGAAGGCAAGGTTGCCATCATCATTCGGTAGATCGTATTGCAAGGTTGGGGTGTTGAAGTAACTACTTGCATTTTCCTGTGCCTCATCTATAGTAATGGATATTCCCTCATATAGTGGCCAATCTCCAGGTCCAGGCTTAAATACATCCTTAAACTCAACCTCATATTGATATGCATCTACTCCCAAACCCACATAGCTAAAAAAGTTAGCTACAATATTGTCTACTCCACAAACATTGCCATCGATAAAATTTCCTATACTATCGAGCTCGATTGTCTGCGTCATGGTTGCAGTTGAGTTATTTGTTCGTTGTACTGGGCCTTTTGTGAAGTATGTGTGGTGGTCTTTTGTTTCCTCCACAAGACCTAGTTTGCCAGCATTTTGATTGTAATCATCTACAAACCTTTTTGATGGGTAAAAGCATGCATACTGTTCTTGCGGATCTTCATTCGGTATTAAATTTGGATGCATATAGCTATACCACCACTTTGTGTCTGCATCATTTTTTATATTGGGATCCTCTAACCAACGTCTGTAGTATTCTCCAAAATTTACCCAGGCGCTAGTTTTAGAGAAGGTGAAGGATTGTTCTGGTTGTATAGGAGCTATAGATTTATCCCCATCTGTGAGTGTTGCATTTTCTTGTGTTGCAAGTTTATCCTCCTTAAGAATGCTTCCAAAATTTCGACAAGGTATAGTTCCACTTCTAAATTCACTAACTAATACGCTATCTTCAACCTCCCACCCATCTAATCCAGCCTCACCACTACCATTATTTATGACATTATTGTACAATTGATCAAGTCTTGTTGTATCGTATACTCTGAGTGTAAGGTCGTTTGTTTGTGTTGTACCGCTTTGATTGATAATATCTAATCTATATACTCCTGAAATTTCTGGTGTGCAGTTTTGTTGGTCAAAAACTAGCACATTAGATCCCTTAAAGTTGTTTTGGTTATTAACTTGGTAAAGGTACGATCCATTTTTATACCATCTAAAAACTAAATTTTCTATGCTAGATCTATCTTTGGGATTGTCTGGATCAACTACTATTACAGCTAATGTAAAGGCGGTGCCTGTTAAAAGAGACAATGTATTGTCTATGACTCTTGCTTGCTTTAAACTTCCGTCAGAGTTTGTTAAAGTTGTTTGTTGGACTCTAAATTGAACTCTATTGTCTGCAGATGGCGATACGATGATTGGTGCACCAAAAGTGTCATCATAAAGGAAAAAGTTTGGCTTTAAGCCACCCTTTATAATTCCATTCTTTGGTTTTAAACTAAACGTAGTAGGCATGATTATAAATATCCTATATCTTATAGTATGATAGTATATTACTTTGAAAACCTATCTTTGCATATATTGTACCGCCATTAGTATTATTGCCGTTGTTGTTGTGCCTTAGACCTGCATATATCTGTGATATTTGGTTAGATGGTACGTCGACAATAATTGTTCTCGCTAGTCTGTCCTGACCTTGACTATTGCCTCCTATTCCTAGTGGCTGTGGAAGTGATGCTCCTACAAAGTTCAAAGTCGGTTGACCAGCAAACAACTCCGATACTGCTGCGGATGTTATGTAGCCAACAGTTGGATTAACTGTATATACTCCTGCTGCTATTCCTGCTGCAGCTGCCACTGCATCTACAACGCTTGTATTATAAAATCCTGATGGGACTGGTGCGTTATGTTGGAAGAATGCTATCGGGGAGGTGACACCCGAAACTAAAGAAGGCCATAGGTGTACAACTCTAGTTCGACCATCGACATCTATTAAGCTAGTTTCGTTTACTGTTTGTATACTTAGCCATGGGTAAACTCCTTCTCTCCAATTACCATCATCTGGTCTATCATCCTTACCATGCGATCTCACTTGTATTCTGATAGTGGATAGTCCTGGAAAGTTAATACTGGTGTCTCCAGCGTGTGTTTCTTCTGTACTATAGTACACCTCTCCTGTTGCGAGATTTGAAATAACAATACTACCGTCACACGTTTCGTCATCTCTGCTATATTCTTCTTGATCAAAGAGAGTTGAAGTGGCTTTCGCATCATTGTATTTTCTCCAAAAATAAATTGGTACTTCTCCTTGCAAATCAAAAGCACTCGCTATACCTGTTGTATTTGCAGCCGCTTGCGCAAATGTATTTGCGTCTGTGTAAGCATTGACGGACGGCGGTCTAACCTCTGCTGCTTTAGTTGGAATCTTTCCAATTTCGTCGCGAAAGTTTTCGATTTTAACACTGCGAGCTGTTATTGGTTCCAATACTAATCCTAACCCAGTTGCCATGGTTTTTGGCACGCTTTGTGGAAAAAGTTCGGAAAATGGCTTTGTTTGATACTGTTCATTTTGACTCTGTCTAACTATTGTGATAGCGTCTTTTGTAAACTCTTTTGGTATTAGTTTATAGTAAGGTTTAGTAAATGGTTCAACATCTAATAAGCCATTAGAAGTCACTCCAGGCATTATTTGCAAGTTTCTGGCTGTGTCTAGTTCAAAGGCAATTGTGACTTTGATTCTATTAGTTTTAGGATTCAAAAATCGAATTATGCTATCTCTATAGTCAGCATATTGTCCAAATGCAAAATAGTCTTCCTTATTAGCGTAAAGCTGCTTGTAGGTGTTAATTACACGGCCGTTTCTGCCTGTTATAGGTATTGGTGTTATTGATGCACCTTCTACAGTAGTTACATTTCCTATTGCTGGTGGGTCTACTTGCTCATTAGTTGTTGCATTGTAAATGGACGACAGCGTATCTTTTATTTGTATGCTACTAACATACTTAGTTTGATTATTTTCATAAACTAGGCTAGGTAGTGGTGCTGATCCGTTGTATTCTTGTATTGTGACAGTAACGCTTTCTTCAATGAGACCGGGTCCCGTCAGTATAAAATTTTCATAAGAAATACGAGGAGCTCCCATAAAGTAAAATTGCCTGTCGTACTTGTTTTCGGGAAGCAGCATATCAAAGGTGGGAATGTATCTTGAAATAGCATTACCTATAATGCATCCAAAATAAGCTCGCACTCCTGTGCAGCCATAAACTTTACCACTAATAAAATCAGTTATTTCCGATAAATCCACATCCTGATACATGACAGCTACTTCAGTACCGCCATTTGCTAAATATTGTAGATTATCTCTTGTGAAATAGGAGGCTTTCTTGCCGGTTGCAATACTTGCAATATTGTAGTTGCGAATACCATTGAATCTAATGTTGGTTGGATATGGATACATTCCCATAGCCGTATGGCCAAACAACGCGGAATTTGGTACTTTAGCATTAAACTCAGATGCCTTGCTTAAAAGAGGCTTTGACGTAACATCACCAACAAGAGTTGTCCAGTTGCTCGTTCCGTCTGTGGCGAATCCGTTTTGTATTAAGTTTACTTTAAAGTACGGGTCGTCGGGTAAAGTTGGATCGTATATCTCCAAATCGATTACTTCCGATTCTGTTTCTCCAATATCATTAATTATAATACAACTATATCGTCCAGCCATTCGTGCTGATACGTTTGTGAAAACCAACTCCGAAACATTAGCTGATATTCTATCAGGTCTATCTTCAAGAAAGGACGGCTCTACTTCAAACACTAAATCACCATCTTTAAGCCATTCGTATCTTAACTCTCGATTTAAAGGCTTGATTTCGGGAACCCCATTTTCAACATTCAGCACATTAGGTTGCTGCGCTTGTATTCTTAGTGCAAAGGACGTACCAACCATAACCTTAACCGTGTTCTCTTCACTGTAATATATAACATTACCATCGCTAGGCTTATAGCTCAAGTCACTTTGCATTTGAGGCTCTGATGCTTCAAAAATTCCTTTTAGGATTACTGGTGGATCGTTGAGTTCGTAGGGAAATAGGTTGTAGGTTGTCTGATTTTCATCTATACCTGCGAACCTTTGATTTGGAACTGAAGCAGAGGCTTCGGCTCCTATTGAATCATTTAGGTCTGCTAATAGTTTTCCCGTTCTCGTTCTCATTGTACTACTTTAAAGATCCAATTACTATCATAGATATACTGCTCGGTTGAGCTTACCTTTGATTTAATTAGCAATCTGTAGTACCTCTGTGGGGCTAGTGTGTTAAAATCTAACAGGAAGTAACTACCTTTAGTGTCAGCACTAATCTTTGTATTATTTTCATCAAATGGTATAATTTCAATATTAGTGTGCGCATCTCTTATACTATAGAAGCTAGAACTGTTAAGTTGGTATACATCAAGATAGTTACTGCTTGTTGCATGTGTTCGTACAGGATATTTAGGTCGTGCTGATACGTTTATTCTAGCTTTTCCTGTGTCTAAGTACTGTTCTTGTAGATTTGTTACATTTACAACTACTTCGTCATTATAGTTTACAATAGAATATGATGTGTGGTAGATTGAGTCGTCGTAACGCATCTCCAATCTTGGACTGTAGATAGTGTTCGACTCTTTGCTATAGAATCGTAACGCATTAAATGAGCTTGTTAAATCTGCTTCATCTATATTGCTCTTTTTTAGAAGAAATCCTTCGTTTGGTTTTGCACCACTAATCCATTCACGCACAGCTGTTGTTACGTTCATTAGTACATCAGTAGTTTCGTAACTAAAACTCTGACTGTGCGCTGATGCTGTGTACCAAGCAGCTCCTCCTGATGTATAACTCCAACTACCAGTTGTTCCTATTGCAAAAGAAGTTGTTGGCCATGCGCTAGTGCCATTAAGGCTCGTTAAGCGGTACTGCCACGAAACCCCATTATCATCTACTAACTGCGTTGTGTACTTACCTGTCCCCATATTCCAGCTCTGTGAAACTTGATAAGCATATAGCGTATAATCGAGAGGAATTTCACTTGGATTTGTTGCTGTTAGCCTGAGAAAGTAGCTTGCTGTTTGTGTTAGTATAGTGGAATTAAACTTAGTAGTAAATTCTGCTAAATCAAATTTTAGCAATATCCTTGAGTTGAAGCTTGCTGTGTTGTCAATGACTTTAGAGAGTTCTAAAATATTATCAATACCAGTATTGAGCTTAGGATACTGTTCGTATATAGTAGCATCTTTTATATTGTAAATACTGTATATCATTTTAGAATGGGGTTATTCTGCCTTCGATGTCAATGTCAGGGTATTTTACTTCAAATATTGCTGGATCTAGACTTGGGTAGGTGATTCCATTTACGGTTGCTGCTTGTATGTCATACACTACGTTGCTGTATCCGTCATCAAATATATTTGTGATGCGAACTCTTGATACGGTCTGCACACCTTTGACTTGTAGTAGGGCTGTTATCACTTCACTGTGAACGATTGGCTGCCCTATTTGCCATCTATCGATATTAAAAAAGTCTTTCATTCTAGCAATACAACGTAGAATCACTTCATTGTTATTGAAGTTTGGAAGTGCTACTATGTCAAACTTAACACCAATATTAATAATAAAAGCATCTCTTATGTTAATGCTGTCTGTTAGCATTCTATACCTGTCAATGTAATTTTTTACATTACTTTTTATAGCAGCGTTTAGAGGTGTACATTGCTTATTACTATCGTAACCTAGTGTGTATAAATTTAAAGCTAGTGGATTTGCTACAACATCATTTGCGTCTGATGTTAGCAAGTTATTTTGCTCATCTGGTGTTATATATGCTTTTGCTACTGAGCCGTAAATACTTGGCATGGAATAGCAACGCACTATGTAATCTTCTCGAGTCACAGCTCTACTTTGTGCAGTAAATTGAGCAAGTGCATTTTGTCTTATTTCTTCTATTGTTTCTTCGTTTCTTCCTCCAGTTGCCGCAGTTGCGTTATTGACAGCAAGACTCTGTATGACAGCGTTGTTAAGTGTTGGTGTGCTAGCTGGTAGTTGAGAATTGGTGACGTTGGCAGCTGCAATCTCCACAATAGTATTTGAGGCAACGTTTGATGTTACACCACCTCCAACATAGTAGTTAATTGTCAGTGTCGTGTTTGATGGAGCTAAACCATATGCACTTGTTAATAGCGGATTGCTTGGGTCAAACGACGCATCTGTGTTAGCTTTACCAGTTGGTAGGTTTAGTCCTATTTGCTCTGGTGTAGCCAGCAGTTCTTCGTCCGGATTTGAGGATATCCCAGCACCAAATTGAATCTCTAATCCATCCTCTACTACTCGCGTAATAAATCTTCTTGGTACTTTTTTATACCGCAATAAGTACGGGGTCTCGTTGCTATAAACAGCCGAATCCGGATCATTGAGTGCTGTATTAGTAACCTCTTCAAAGATTGTATCCTGTGCTAAGTAAGGTACCTCGTACCAGATATTATCGTCACTATCTAAAATAGTCTCGACTCCAATGATTGGATTATTTGGATCGTTTTCTAATAAAATCTTAGTAAAGCGTTCACGCGATCCAATATCGACTGTAGTTGTAATGAGTCTGCCGCTGATTGCTCTTACAGTTTTTTTTGCTAAATAGTATATCGGATCTCCTGTGTTGTTGTCAATGCTGTAGACAGAGTATTCAGTGGGATTAAACACATCGTTCACTTTAAAATCAATCGTATCTTGAACTGTGAAAGTGATGGCTGGGGTTTTTGTGCGTACCTCTAGTCCTCTTTCTACTTTAAGTCCGTATGAGGTATCCGGCTCACTATTTTCACCTGTGCCTATTGCTGGCATTAGTTGGTATACATCTAGGTCAACTAATGCTGGAACTGATATTTTTGGCTTATATCCAACTGCTGCAGCAAGATTTAGTAGGTTTCGTCTTTCTTGCGCATATAGGAGCATGGATTCTTTTAAGTTACTATCCGTATAGTAGCTTAAAACATCACCTACGTAGGCTGCTAAATCGACAAATAGAGAGCCGGGTGAGGCTTCGTTGAAGTCGGTATAGGATTCTGGATAGTATGCTTTGGTGAACTCTATTAAGCCCAGTTTCAGCGCATCAAAATCCCTACTGTTGTATTTTATATCACGTTCCGCCATTGACTTCTAAAAATATCGATCTTGTGTCTATTCCTGATTCATTTAGACTAATATCTAATCGAATGGCTATAGATTGTCTTGTATCGTTTGGTGTTAATACTAAGTTTTGTATAAATATGTAAGGTAAGAAGGTCTGAAATGCGTTTCTTATTCTTGCTTCTAGGTTTATTAAGGTTTCAGTTGTCAGCTGCTCAAACAGAGCTTTTTTTAACCCACAACCAAAAGTTGGCAACATCACTCTCTCTCCAGGTTCTGTTAATAGGAGATTTTTTGCATTTGCAACTGCTTGATCTAAGCTAAAGTAGTTTGACTTGAAGACTGCACCCACCGCTCCCACCATAGGTAAATCAATACCTAATGCCACATTCTTTTCTAAATCAACCGAATTGACTTGAATAACGTAGGCCATTATCTAATTCCTTGGGATTTTTTAAGTACTTCAGAATAATCCTTAACAAATGCATTTGTTCCTGTTGAGCCCATTGGAAAGTCTGGGTTAGTTTCCTCTACTTCTTCACCAAAACCAGCCATGTTTGCTGCTGTCTCTTGTAGTAGTTGCCCAAACGGTGTGTCTGATGCCATACCAAAGGGTTCATCTAAGGTCACTAGTGGTGTGGTTCGCTGAGGTCTGTTTGCCTGCTTTGGTGGTTGCTTTTGTAGAACCTTCTGCTCTGATAACACTCGTAACTCCTGTTTTACAACACCGCGAACTTCTTCTCTTATAAGCTCACGAAGCATACTTTTAAATTGACTCAGTTTCATTTGCTATTTTTTTATAAATAGCACCTTTTACAAAAAGCGGTAAGGACTATATAAAAGTAGTACCATATATGTAGTCGCTATCAGGTACTTCTGCTGGCGTAAGTGATTGTGGTGGTTGGGCCTGTAGTGGTAGGTATCCTTTGAAGGTAAAAGGAACGATTCCAGTAGATGGTACCGGTATAACTAAGCCCGTCATGTTGCGTAGTTGGTTATTAAAGCCCTTTGCTAACTCCTCACCATAGCCCTGTGCACCATTTTCACTAGTTGACTTCATCTGTGGCCTAAATGAGCCTACATTTAGAACTAGGAAACGAGTTCCTACTGCATTTTGCCACGTAATTCCTGTCCAAAATAACCTAGCTGCTAATCCAAACATTAGAGACATCACACGTCCCTCTAGATTAGTTTTACGTTCAATAAGAGTATTAATCCTCTCACGCTCTTGTTCTATTATTTTATCCTTTTGCTCTCCAAATACCTTCCTAACAAAGTCAAACACTGGATCCATTATTTTTTCCATAAAGCTTACGAGTGTCTTGAAAAACTTTGAAACTCCATTAAATATTAGTAAGATTAATGAAGAGGTTTTTCGTAAAGCTCCACGTATAAAGAGAAGTCCTGGATCTGTAGTTTTGGGAGGTATGAAGCTTCCTAGATTTTTAATTTTATTTCTAAGCTTTGCAAAAGCTTTTCTTTCTGCTGCGATAATAGATGTTACTATGTTTATTTGTCCAAAAAGTGTTGGTGGAATGTTCGCTATTGTTGTAATTGATGGATCTGCACGTACACCTTCTAATATGTCAAACAGTCCTTGAAGAGCTGCTTTGGTTTTAGCATCCAACTGTTCAGCCTTTTCTCCCAACTCTTGTTTTATCTTATCAACAATTTTAGTAGATTGTGCCTCTTTTATAATTTCTGTTATGAACTTGTAGATGGCCTCATATGCTTTAAGATCAGCTATCTTTACGTTAAAATCTTTTATCACCTTTGCTTTACGTGTACGCTCCATTTTGCCACGATCGATTTGCAAATCACAAAAACTTGCAATTAAGGATCTTACTGCGTTTTCGTTGCTGGATATTGGTGTTTGTGTATTTTGCATGAGTCCTACAAACACACGATAGCCATTTATAATTATACTAGTTCCTAACCTGACTTGCTTGGCTAATTTTTTTAGTTTTAAAACCTTAGCCTTGATTGCAGCTATATCAAGCTCCTTAGCAGCTTTTTTGTTTTTTATTTTTTTTATTTTAGGATTCTTTTCTGTGATAGTGTTAACGTAATCTAATACGGCATCCTTCTGTTTATTAACATCTAGTAGATTTGTAGTCTCAGCTTTTATTCTTTGTAGAAGCTTATTTTGCATCTCCTCCAGCTTTTCACCAGCTAACCTACAAAGCTTCACTAAAAAGAGATAAGTCTTTGGTGTACCCTCTGACTCAGCAAAGACGCTTGCTACTCCTACTAAACCAGTTTCGCTTTTTGAAATCGCATCTGCTTTATTTATTTGTTGTTTATAGTTTGATGAATTTGGATTTGCGTTAAGTAGTACTTGAAGTCGTGGTATGTCTTTAGTTAGAAGTTGATCTATGGATTTTATTTGAGATTGGACTCTCCTACTTCGACTTCTAATAAAAGCTGCCAGCTGTACTGAGTTTAGGTTCAGTAGCTTTTGTATATCACTTAGAATGGTTGTTAAAATTGGTGTGCTAATCTGTAACGAATTGGCTACGCTCTTTGCTGGATTCTCGTTTAGTATTTTTTTTGGATCAAAGTCTTTAATCGCATCAAAGGCTTCTTGACGTCTTTGTTGTGCTTCCGGCGATTTAGATATTTCTATGTCATTTTGAACACTCTGATACTTATCTTTAATTCTACGTACAATTTGCTGACTACCAGTCGATACTTGCTTTATTCCTTCGTACAAGCCATATAACTTAACGGCTATCTTAGAAATCTCAGCTAGAACTAGCTTAGCATGTTTTACTACATTTTTAATGAATTTAATTTTAGCTTTAACAGCTTTTAATATGTTGTTAATTATTTTAGATGATTGTAGTTTTTCTTGAAACTTACTTAATCTTTCTTTTATTTTTAACCTGGTTATTACGTAATCCTTTGCTTCGTCAAGCTTTTCTAGCAAGGCATCCAGCTTCCTATCTAACTGCTGCTTTACGCTTGTTTTTAAATTTTCTACTTTAACTAACAACTTCTTCTTTGCTTCTTTAAGCACTTTGTTGTTGTTAATAAAATTTAACATGATTTTTCCTATACGTCTACCTCCTGGTATATAGATCAACTCCTTCCAGTAAGCAATGTATTTTTCAGGTTGGAAAAAGGCATTAACCAGCCTAAGCACTTCTTTTGCAGCTGCTTCTATTTTTTTTGCAAAATAGGCTTTATACGTGGCTTCTCTTGAAAAAATGTTTGTGTATTTTCTTGTAGTGTTAATTGAACGATCCAATATACCTCTTATAGCTTCAAATGAGTCTTCAAAAGCTCCAAAATCAAAACTTATATTAACCTCTAAGTTAAGAAAAAACTCCAAATCCTCAAGCTCGTCCTGTATTATTGCTTCAAAGTTGAAATCTGAAAGGCCTTGCTGATTAAGTTGTCTAAACTTAGTTCGTAAAGTTTGTATTTCAGTTTTTGTTTGGAGTAGTATATTTTTCTTGGATTGTATAAACTTTTTTAACTCAGGCACTACACTTTCGATACTATCCTTAAGTTGCTGTAGTTGGTCATCTAGTTCTTGTATTCTATTATAATAGTCCTTTACTTGTCGTGTAATATCCTTATATCGTGCTGTTGTCGATTTGATGTCTCGACTTAACTGCAGGATTTGTACTTTACCTATTGATATTTCTTTAGCTACAAAATATGCTCGAACTGTGTTCTGGAATACCTTTTGTCTTTTTTTGTTTGTTAGTGGTGATGTTGGACCAACGGGTGCAGGAGCTCCTAGTTGAGCAGGGGCTGGAAGGGTTAGTGGTATCTGCGCAGGAAGAGTTGGTCCAAATGTAGTTGGTGCATTTAAACTAAGGGAGCTCATGTAGTGCCTTGTGATACCTGCTGCAAATGAGCTGGCATTGCTGTAGACTCCATCATCGAGATCTTTTATTAGTCTCTGTTGAAAATTGCTTTGAAAATTCATTAATACTATAATTAACTTATGTCATTCATCACTAAGGTCCATCCTGTCCAATTAAAATCTGTTTTAGGACGAGTGACTCCGTTGCAAACTACAGCATCAACTGTCTCACCACTTGAGTTTGTTATTGTTCCAGTTTTTTCAAGGCTATTAACAAACCTTGTCACTTCATCGGGAGTAGTTGGATAGGTTTGTGTTTGTGCTCCTATAACTCCAAAAAAATTAGTCTGCATTCCAAGATTTGTTAAAATCTTTTGCTTATCCTCCTTTAGAGGATTTGTACCAACATATATAAATGCTCCATCTAATGGACCATACCAATAGAAGCCATACTTAAAGCTGTTTCGAAACAACCATTGTAGCATTGATTGATCTCCACCAGTACTAATAAGTATAAACCGACCAGTGCGGCGTGGATCGTTGTCTAAGTTATTAGGGATTCCATATATTATGGTACCATCAGCAAAATACGCATGGGCCCACGAGCATTTAAACTTCTTATGGTGTGTCCAGGTTGATTGTGCAGCTGCAAGAGGAGTGTTCTGATAATTGTAGTCGTTGTAACCTGTGTTTTTGAACCAGTTAGATAGGGTTGTACGATCAGCTTCAGTTGGAGTAGCATTATCTAGTATTGGCTTAACTGTATTCTCTAATTCGCTTTTGAGCGCACCAACGTAATTATCGTAATACTCCTTGTACATATCCCATTCCGACATATATCCTTGTATAATTGTCAAAGTCTTCCCAGCATTAGCTTGCGAAAACGCAGCTGCCATTTCGGAAAATTTTGTTGCTGCTTCTGTTAATAAAACAACAGAACCTACTTGAGATAGTGAACCTGATAAATTAGCCATCTTTAATTTGTTTTTAAGCTTGGTGTTGTTACGCTATTGCTTTCATAATAGCCTGGTTTATTTGCGTTGGGTGAACTCACAGGGCCTACTGTTGGTGTTGCTTGAGTAATAGTAACACTTGCATTAACTTCAATAGAGGTTCTTGGTTTTGTAACCTTTTCAGGAGGCTTAGGTACTGATTTAAAATCAGGCTTTTCGTGTGAATAACCGTCGATGTAGATGTAATCTGATATTAATTCGTTTAATCTGCTTTGTAGCGCTATATAGTCCCATTGTGCATCCTCTCTCGTTGCTCCTAAACCTACTGGTGTTAGTATTTGTTGGTTTTTGATAACTAATAAAAGGTCTTCAAGCCAGTTTACTAACTTTAGTCCTAATACCATAGGTTCGTACGGAACATCCGGTGCTGGGAATGATTTAAGTTTTTTTCCGTCCTTGAAGAAGGCTGGATTGGCAAGATTGACAATACTTGAATCCGGATACTCAGCTGGCCTCTCTCCTTTATTAGGGACTCCTAAGTATATGCCCTGTGCACCAAAAATTGTTACACTTTCATCAGCATCTATGTTTACCTTTGTTGGTGATGTTAAAGCAACACCGTCAGCTCCTGCTATAATAGTGTGACTACTTTTTGAGTTAATGATTACGCGATCTGAGTTGATAAGAATGGAAGGGCTTCCGTCTGCATGATCATTTACTACAAAATCTCCTCTAGGAGATAATCCCACTGCACCCAAACCCAGCTTAAGAGTTTGCTTGTCGTACATATCATCTGGTAGCGGTTCAATTCCGCTTTGGAATAGAAAATCATCCATTGGTAAATTCCAAGGTTGATTTGAACCGGTTGCTTCAGAACCTGTTGGAGCTGAGGATCCTGTTGGGCCTGTTGGAGCTAATGTGGCAGGATTTGCTACTATCTCTCCATTAACTCCAGCAGGAGTTGCTTGTGCTGGTGCGTTTGCCGCATTACTACCTCCTACTGCTTGTTGTAGTGCTTGCGCAAAGTTATCGGGAATTGGTGGTATTGGCATCTATTTTATTATAAATACTGTGTAACTTCTTTTGTAGGGATTACCTACTAACTTGTCCAGTTCTGCAAGTGAATGCTTCATCACGGTGACGATCCTTTGATCCTCCTTGAAGTTCGTTCTCAATCCAACTTGCTAATGTATCTTTATTTCCTTGCGATTGAGCAGCTGCTTTTGCTGCACCGTTTTGTGTTACGTTTCCGTAATTGTATTTAATACTACATAAAGCAGCATGTGCACCTTTACCTAAATTAGTCCAAACAGCCTCACCATCGAGGTTAGCTTGCCTACAAGCTTTTACTACATCCTTTTTTGTATCAGGCAAAAACTCTTCTTTTACTCGACGAGCCAAATCTCTGTCAGCGTCTGCTTGAGTTATTAAAGGTGATGCTGTTCTACCACTATTTTTAGAAACCCAAATATAACCATTTTTATGAAACTTCCCCTTAGTCTCCACTTCGTTGCCAATATCTGTGAATACAAGCTGTTTAGTTGCTTGATCAAAACCAGATGGCCATTGTGATTTATTTCCTGGTAGTTTGATTACTGTTCCATCTGCTAGCGTAAATGTACTACTTCCATGTCCTATTCGCCAGTTAGCAATATCCCACATTGCCTCAAGAATGGTACCCTCGTGTGATAAAATTAAATCGTAAGATAGTGCTTCGCTTTCGGGCAGGCCTAGAGCTGCGCCAGCAGTTCCTCCACCACTCAAACCTCCACCAGTTGCACCGCCAATTGCTACATTAAGATTAACACTAAAGGCTTGGTTTGGATCATACCTGTCTGGGAACCCTTCTGTTAGGAGTGCTGTTGCAGTATCTTCAGTTACTTGTATTGGTCTCTTTTGTTGTTTGGAAGTTACGACACTTACATTCCAACTAAGCATTTTTTCACTACCCATAACCCTCATTGGAATAACTTGCGTACTTGTTAGATATATAGAGGACATATCGTCGTTAATTGATGGTGCCACTGGAATCACTGCTTCACCAGAGCTGAAGTCTCTCTTGTTAGCTTGAAGTATTACAATGGGATCACCGTCTTCTGATGTTAGGCTCTTTCGCAACTCATCTCTTCCTATGTTAGGAGCCTTAAATACACTCTGCAGTATGTTCTTTTCTTGCGTACTTGAAAAATATAAACTGCTTCCAAATCTACCTTCTATTATAGAATCTCCTTCACGAAGCAATCTAACGTATGGTGTATTAGCCTTATAAGTTTCAATTGGTATTTGTAGTTTTTTTTCAAAACGCAACGCCAATTCTTGCTCATCAACAGCTAAGTCTAAGACATCCACACCAACTCTATCTGCTGTTGTTGCTGCAAATGGTTCTACGTTGTAAGCGTTGTTAGCGCTTAGTTGTATGATTTGTCCGTACATATACGTAAGCTTATTTCCTACAAAGCTTGGGTATATTAACACTCCCTCTCCTGGCAACGGAACTGTATAACTTGATCGGTCAATGGGGAACGCAAAGAAATTTATAAGCTCTTCAGGTCTTCTGTAGTGCTCTGGTATGAATCGGAATCGGATTACGCCAAATCCAATCTCACTTGTATAGTAGGGAGAGCTGCTGTCTACAATAACATCCAGGACTTGTGCTACTCTAATTCTCTCGTAGTTACGTTGAAAGAACGATTCCCCCAACGCTGGTGCATTGGGTCCTAGTACGTCTCCTATTCCGGTGTATATGCTACTCATATTATATTATGCTGGCCATATATCTTTTTTTGTTGGATCGTAGGTAAAGTGCCAATCTTCATTAACTTGCCTTCCTTCATACCAAGACCATCCAAACTCTACACCACGATTTCTAACAAACTTTTTCCATGCAGCGCCTGAGATGTCAATTGCTTTTCCCCATCCATGGTTTGAAGTTCCTGGGAATGCTACAGCTACTGTTCCATTTGTTCCTTTCTTTTTACGCTTTGCACTTCGTGTAAAATTTGCTGCTGTATGCGTCCGATCTCCTCCTGTAGCTACATATAGATCCCAATCGAATATAGCATCTTGAACAGAAAAGGGTCTATAGGAGTCTGTAACTACTGGGTTAACTCCTACTGCTCGAGCAGCGTCAGCCATTCTAATAAAAGCGTCTGCTGCTTCTATTGCTAGCTTATGTCGACCTTGACCAATTGGTTTCATCACATCGTCACCTAAATTTCCATTTGTACCTAATGGTCCTCCTGTACCGACACCTCCCGGTACTAGCCCTGATAATTCTCCACCGGTGTTTAGGATTGATATTTGTGCCGTTCCAGTTACTACTTGATTTGGATCATACGTATCAGGAAAAAATTCTTGCAAGCGGACAGTCTCTTTGTCAATAGAAGCGAATATGGAATCAGGTTTAGATTCTATTTCTATATTCCATGTGTACATTTTTTTACTACTTCCTACAATTAGTGGGATTGGTTGTGATGTATTAACGTATATACTACTCATATCAGCGTTAATGTCATCGTCAACTAGAGTTACTTTGTCAGTTGGATCGTTTTCTGCTAGTATTGGTTTTGTGTTTTTTATAATGATAAAGGGATCTCCGTCATTGCTATTATCAACTACGTTTTTTCCTAAAGGAGAGTTGGGCCAAGCTTGAGGTGCAACCTTAGCGATAGTACTTGTAAACTTTATCGAACCTCCAAAACGCCCTTCTACGATTTTATCACCTTCACGCATCAAAGGAACAACTTTTCCTTCTTTAGTCATAGTGTGAGTGTTGTGGGCAAATCGCTTTTCAAAGCGTGATGAGAATTCGTCTTGGGCAGCTGCAAGAGCACCTGGTAGTTGTATTGCTGGTGGTTTTGTAACTCTACTTGCTCCAGTTAGTTTGTATGGGCTTGATGTATTGCGTATAGGATCCTTTCCAGTAATAATATTAGTGTAATAATATACCTTATCCGAAGACAGTGCGTTATCACTTACTGCAGCAACTAGCAGTACTATCTCACCTGGTATAGGAAGTCTGTAGTTACTCCTGTCTATAGGAAGAGCAATGCGACTAACTTCGTTTTCATACTTGTATCCATCTAGTTTGTCGGCTTTGAATAAAATTAACCCAGCATACTTTAAAGGCTCCATTGGATCTGCTAAGCTATCAAAGTCTCCTTTATTGGCACCTTCTTCAAGCTCCTCTCCTGTTAACACTTTAAGCACTTGTCCTAAGATTAATGTATCGGGAGAAACGTTGGATGGTAAAGGAGTCGACCTATACTTGTCAATGTGTTCAAATAATCCTTGAAATAAACTACTCATATTAAAAAGACATTATTAGAGTGTAAGTAAAGGAAGTAGTGCCCATAATCGACGAAGCTGCTTCAGCAGCACGAAGCATCTCTTGAAGGTGTATGTTTTGCTGGAGTACTTGGCAGCCAGCACTATAATTGTCTACGGTAGTGGCAAGGTAGTTAGCTCCAGCACGGTGCAAATTTATTCCATAGTTTCCACCTGACGCAGTGTCGGATGGTGTTGAGTCTGGTACGTCGTCTTGGTTTCGGTCATTAAATATCCCAAATACAGCGTTCTGTCTAAACGCCTTGTACTCTATGTGTATTCCAATCTTGAACCCATTTTTATATTGAGCCGGCATCAGAATAGCTGTTCTATTTTGGCCTGGGTAAAAGGTTCTTAGATAAGATTTACCTGGTACTGTTGTTGCTGGAAAGAATTTAACAACTGGCGGAGATACTGTTTCGTCTACATAACCTACCAAGTCGGCAAATCTGTTTTTAGTAGCAACACCACCACCTGTATTAATGTTTGTTGATGATCTAATTCCTACAAAGTGTAATTGGCCTGGCCAGCTGTATCCTAGACTTTGAAACTTCACCTTCAGATCGTCTATTGACTTTGCAGTTGCACTTGATCCTGGTACTCCGGAATCGTTAACACCACTAACTACTCCACCAGGCCCTACTTGTGCCTGTAAACCAGACACGTCCACCGATGGTACAAAATTTGGGTCATAACTCAATTCAGGGAACATTGAGCTAAATCTTGCCGAGGGATCATCTGCTAGTGCAAACTTCCCTTGGAATAAAGGCAGATTCCAGCTATACATTTTGCGGCTAGTAAGAACTTGTAGTGGGACGACTTGAGTAGTAGTTAAATATAGACTTGATCTATCCACGTTTATGTTGTCGTCTTCAAGTGCGTTTGTTTGTGTTATATCAAATTCAGAGTTTTTTTCTCTGACATGGGATTTGATCACGAGCATTGGATCTCCATTTTCACTAATTCCCAAATTAGTTATCTGCTTCTCTTTATCCCAAACACCTTCCTTTGTATTTGTGTGAGTCAGTTTAATAACTCCACCCATCCTACCCTCTAAGATAGTTTCACCTTCTCTCGGTCTTGTTTGTAGGCTTGTTTTTTTCTTTAGAGTTTCCTGCTCAAAATCATGTCTTAATTCAAATCGTATTGCTTCGACATCTGGATCCACCTCTACATCCGATAAGTCACTTGACTCATAGGGAGACAACAATAGAGTTGGATCTATGTTTAGTAGCATGCCCAATAAAGGCGACATGACATTGAAGTAGTAGTATCGATCGATCCGCCTTACAACAAGCACCTGTTCACCAGCTAATGGCAATCTATAGTTTGCTCTATCCAGAGGTTCTGCAACTGATGCAGCTGCGCTTTCTGGTCTCTTAGCTAGAGTTGTTTTGTTGAATCGAATAAGCCCGGTAGCAGCAGGCTCTTGTTTTAAGCCTTCAAGATCGGTTGTGTTTTTTATTACCTCTAATACCTGAGCAATAAAAACCTCACCCTCATCTGATAGGTTGTTATTAGATGGGGTTTGTGATCTGAAATCTTCAGTTAAACCTTTGAATAAGCTACTCATTTGGACTTATCTAAAATGTCCTGAGCTTCTGATAGGAGTTGTGCTTTTTCTTGTTCAGAGAGCCCTAGCTCATCTTTCGAACCTTTGTCGTTAGATACGATAAGACGTTGTATGATTGCCGTCAACCTCACAAGGTTATCATCGTTTTTTACAGACACTTCTAAGTACTCTTTAATCATTGGTACCATCATCGATGCGTCTGTGATATTGCGGATTAGGTTTTTTAATTGATCAATTAATCCGTTAATTTGAGTTTCCTTCTTCTTTGTGTTGTTGTAAACATCACGCAACAAATCGCTAAAGCTCTTATCGTCAAATAAAACACTATCCTTATCCATAGCTACAGATTTCTAATAAATAGAACCAAATTACTTTTTTATTGGAGTTGCTGCATTTTGCACTTGAACCATTAGATCGTTAAGCGCTTTAATTCTTGCTCCTGCGATCCAAGAATCAGGATTACTATAGTAGCCAAGCTCTTGCAGAGTTTTGGGATCGGTTGATTTGGGGTCAAATTCAAAGGCGTATACATTTGGTCCACCTCCTATTTTTTCCCAAGCTCTTATCTCAGCCTGGATAAACTTAATTAGTTCTTCCTGACTATAGTATATTATCATTAATAGATTATGTTGCGAGGTATATACCCTAAGCGGTCGTAGTCATTAAACATTTTAACATACTTCTCTTTTAAAGACTTAACTACCTTAGTTACAAACTGAGTGTTTGCATTTGTCATTTCTCGAATGTAAATGTACAATGCTTTTTTGTTAAAAATCTCTAGAGTTTCTTTGCGACGGAATAGCTCTATTACCGCCCCTACAACAGCTTGATCAGTTCTTTTAGGATAAACCTTTTCTAAATTCTCATCAAAGTAATCAATCATCTCCTGCACAAAGTGATCGATTTGAATATTTTCTTCTTCGACAACTAGTATAGAACTCTTATCACCTGCAGTTTCAATTTGCTCACTTTCTACGAGCTTCTTAAAGTTCTTATTATTACTCAGTATTAAGTAGTTTTTAGCTACAATACTAAAGTAACTAAAAGCCTTTCCTTTATCGGAAGTAAATTTTGGTAGTTTTTCAACTAAAAAACTAACAACTTCGTGTTGCAAATCCTTAATTGATTGACCGTCTGTGTAGTAGAATTTGAAGGTGTGGATAATGTTCTCAACCAATTTTTCAAAGGCTGGTTGTATCTCACGACGATACAATCTATCTCTCTCTGCAGGGTCATGTACGGTATTGAGTTGCTTGATAGCTACATCAACATCAGATGTAAAGTAGTAGTTCTTAGTTGACTTCTTCTTGGGCTTCGACATACTTTTTTATGAATTCATCGAGATCGTCAATTTGCTCTTTAAGGTATTCAAAAGTTACTCCAACTTCATCATCTGCTTGAAAGGAACCCCTTGCATCAGCAGCCTTCATTGCACTTAACGTATCTCGAAATTTAACATATAAATTAACTATAAATGAGTTGTAAACAAAAAAGCCATTCTCAGCGTACTCGACAGCTTTTATGTATCTCTTATAGTTAATATACGTTGTATATCCCAGTAATCCAACTAGGATTGATAATATCACTATTGCAGTTATCATTTGAATAAATCATTAAAGGCACTCATTAAATCGCTCTTTTGTGAGTCGCTAAGTGCTGATGTGGTTTGTATATTTGATTTGGTTCTTGGCTTTGGTTCACCGGTATTTTCCAATGACCAAGCTTCGTACTCTACTCTTGCAGCCATCTGATCGGCTTGATGGAGTATGTAAGGTAAGCTAGTACGTAGTCGTGAGTTGACATCGTAGCTGATGTAGTAGTGTTTATTACCTTCATCATACATACCATCGTGCAACTTAATACCAAACCACTCGTTTTCCGATACACGAATACCTCTGTCAGCTAAAAGCTTCAAGCTTCTATCTGGGACAGTCATAAAGCTATTAGCTGGATTATTCTTGTAAATTTTACCTTGGTTTTTGCGATGCCATTCTGAGTCGTTTAGGATATACATCTCACTTTCCTCAGAACCAATCTTTCCTAGATCATGGTTAAGTGCAGCAAATATAAGCTCCTCATCGGTAAAGTTAATATTACTACCAAAGTTTTCCCAAACAGTTTTAATTGAAAGAGCTCCCTCAATTACTCGAATAACGTGATCAACATAACCTCCGGCAAAACAATTGTGGTAGTGTTCAGTACCACTAGCAGGCATTAACATGATACGCTCAGCATGCTCCTCATACAATCTCTTTAATTGATCTTTACGATCACCAGTTATGTACTTATCGATGTAGGTGATAAACTTTGTGTAATTTTGCTGTAACTCTTCTGCTGTGAAATTTTTCATATTTGCTTTTGTAACTTTTTAATTTTTGCTTGTAACTTGGCTGCGTATGTCTTGCGAGTCTCTTTAGCTAACTGCTTTTTCAACTTCTGCAGCTGTACAAGTGCAGCCTGACGTTCCCTTTCCTTTTCGTGCTTTGATTTTTTAGGTACAACCTCAATAGGAGTAGGAGGTAGGGATCCTTTCAGATCAGGTTGCTCAATACCACTATGATATACTGTACCATCTGAATGTACAAATAATTTCTTGAATTTCCAACCTCGAGGATATCCATCTCGCTTTTGCTTGAAGGTTGCTTGCATTTCAAGCTTAGGGTGGATTTCTTCACGAACACAGTCGTAGCACATTAAAATTTTAGTGCCTGCAGGTCGATTATGAAACAATGCCCCACAATTCAAACACTCCACGGTTGCCATACTTAATCTTCTAGATCCAAATATTGTTGTTGCTGTTCTAAGGCGTTTACAATTTGATGCAATTGATCCTTTACATAGGCCATCGTAACGTGAGGCTTGTAAGAATCAGCATCTTTGTATAGATGCTCCGCAGCTCGCTTAGCCTTATCGTTAAGCTGCTCTATAACTTGTTTATTTCTCATTTTATGAAGTTAATTTACTGAAGAGGGTGGTAGAGTAAAGTCTGTGTTAAATAGCACAGTATGTACTCTAGTCTTGTTGATGGTGTGAAGTCCTCGATGGACAGGAATGTCACCATTTACATTATAGGAAGCTGCGATTGCAGATTCGATAAGCTTTTTGCTATTGGAAACAACCATGAGGAAGTTTTCGTACTGCAGGTAGTAGATGCGATTTTTTTTTAGGTTAATCTGATACAGTTCTTGGAAAAAGCCAAGCATATTACCTACCTCATAGTAGGTCTGTCTACTCTGATCCCTATTGAATGTATGACTAACACCTCCACCAATCATTGTAATATCCTCAATTAAGAGCCGCTTAGCCTTGAGAATCTCAACGCATGCATTAGCTATAAACTTGCTATCAACTAAGGATTTGAAACAACTCATCGTGACTTCTTTGTGGTTTTAGCAGCTTTCATAGTTTCTATATAACTCAATAAGCTGTGGTACTTAGCATCTTTATCTTTAGCAGCTTCTTTTAAATTACTAATTTCATATGACTGCTTAACAACAACAAACGCTAATACTACAATTGCAATTCCTAAAATAACTAACATTGATATCATAACTAATTTGATTTATATATGTAAGGTATACCAAAAAACTTAGAAAGTCAACAACTATTTTTCGCTTTTGGTACTTTTTATTGGCAACGCCTATTATAAATAGCACAAAATCACACTAACTGCAGCCCTATCAAAATAAAAGATAATATGAGGCTGATTATTGTTTTGACAGTAAGCCCTTCCTTGAGGAGGATGGTAGTAAATAGCGTAAACACAACAATCCCAACAGCAAACGCCAACAGTCTTCCAGGCCAAATCCTCCCATCCATTCCAGCGTACGCATAGTTGGTCGCTAGCATCAGTAAGTAGCTAATAGGTACTCCTAGTAAGCTTACAGCAAACATATGATCCTTCATCCAAGGCCAAATAAACTGACCGTTAATCTGAACCCAAGCTAGAGATTGAGCGAGAAAAAATACTAGTAGTGATGCGATTATTAACATGCGTTTAGAGGAATTTTTCGTTACGTCTGATTGCGGTGCTAACCACTGCAACTTGTTGACTATGTTTCTTTTTAAGTTTTGCATTTAGTTCAGTAATTTCTATTACTCGAGGCTTCCTAACCTTCCCAGTAAATATGTAATTTGTTCCTTTATAGTAAACTTTTCCATTGTATAACTCACCTTGTATTCGACGAGGCCCCTTAAAAGCACGAAAGGTGTCACAAGTTACGCGACACCAATCCTCTTTATTAAACGATACCTCTAAACACAGTTGAGTTGGAAAATCATACTTTTGCTTGATC